TAGCAAGCGATTGCACGAGTTTGAGGACGTGGACTTTTCCATCGCGCTCGTGCAATCGCTTGCTAAAGACGGCGACGGTGACAGGTATCCGCAGGAGATCTATGATGCGTTTGGGCTTGTCATCACCGACGAGGTTCACCGATTCGGGGCCGCGACATGGGCGCCTGTGATGCCGAGGTTCAAGGCCCGGTGGAGACTTGGACTGACAGCGACACCGAGGAGGAAGGATGACGCGGAGGATGTGTTCTTCCATCATATCGGGCCAATCGTCTACTCGGCGCGGACTCAGCCGCTGGTCCCAAAGGTGCGGAGGCTGTTCACTGACACGCAGCTAACGCCCATTGTCCGAGGTCGCGAAGTCATCGATGCGAGCAAGATAGGCCCAGCCCTTGTCACGTCGCAGCTTGCGGCAGACAAGTTCCGCACAAGGCAGATCGTCGAGGACATGGTTCACGCGGTAAAGCGTGGGCGAAAGCTGCTTGTTGTAAGCGAGAGGCTGGAGCATCTTCGGAGCATGGCGTCGGAGCTAAACGCGGTGCTCTCTACGATGGAGATTGAGTTCCCCCCTGTATGTGACTTCTATACGGGGGAATGGTTTACGGGGGAAGTGGACGGCAGCGGAAAGCCGAAAAAGAGAACACGGACGGAGGAGGACTTGCGCAAGGCGGAGCGAGCGAATGTCATCTTCGCGACGAAACAGATGGTTGAGGAGGGGTTGGACATCCCAGCGCTGGACGTCCTCGTCTTGGCGACGCCAATGGGGGATGTAGAGCAAGCGGCAGGGAGAGTAAGGCGACACTGCAAGCCCAGCGATTCCAAGTGCCAGCATTTGTGTCCTTGGAGGGCTGGCGTTTGCCCAGAAAAGCCACTTCCCATCGTGGTGGACGTAGTGGACGAAAACGTGTCGCAAGTGGCTGGAAAAACGAGGGCTAGGAAGCGATTCTACAAATCGATTGGAGCGGGGTGATGGTTGACAAACTTGATAGGCTAATGCAATTTTGTACTGTGTCTGAACAGAATTATTACAAAGACTGGTACGAGAAGAATCGGGGTGATCTTCTGGCGAGGCGTCGGGCGAAATATCGGGACGACCCGGAGTACGCCGAGAAATGCAAGGAAAGCGCTCGCGACTACAGGAAAAGATCGAAGAAGACAGAGCGAAAAGAGGGATCCCAGACAAGGGAGCGCAAGCCCGTGCTTGTCGAGGTGGCGGGCAAGCAGCGAAAGGGCTGGTCCGTCGGCCATCTTGCGCGAAGGATCAATCGAAGCGTGCCGACGATCAACCATTGGGCTAAACATGGGCTCCTGCCAGAGACGCCTATCCGCTCGGACGGAGGGGCTCGTCTGTACACAGATGCGATGATCATGGCAGTGGGGGAGGCGGTCAGCAGGCGCGGCCAGGTATCGAGGCGAGACGAGTCTTTTCGCTCGGAGATTGTCGAGAGATGGCAAGAGTTGGGCGTAGGCGCAGATTGAAAAACCCTCAAAAAATGTCTTGACTAACGACATAACAGTAGTGCAATATGGGGGAGCCTTGAGGGGCAGAAAGAGGAGAAGGAGAAGATGCAGATCCAAGAAGGCACAAGGTTCACGACCGTCCAGAGGAAGAAAAAGGCCACCCCTGCGATGAAGACGGAGAGCACGGGCGCGCTTGCCGTGCAGGCGGGTTCCGCCATGAGCGTCACCGCAAGCGCGGGGCGAACGATCTCCCTCGGGAGTTTCGAGTTTGCGAGGGTAACGGTGCGGGTGACCGCATCGGTGGGGCGCGATCAGTTCGCGTCTTTGCAAGACGCGGTGAACGCCATCGTGGAGGCCGAAGAGGCTTCCTTGAAGGGCGAGGAGAGCGCTCGGCCGGAGCTAGACATCCCCGGCACCGACCGCTCGATCTCCATCGAGTACGGCATGACCGTAAGCCTAAAGCGCTACGAGAGCGCGAAGGTCGACGTGGGCATCACCCAGCCCATCTCGGACGACGATGACTTCGCGACGAAACTCGCAGAGGTTCAGTCGTGGGTCGGTGACACGCTCTTGGCGGAGGTCGAGAAGGTCAAGCCTGGCGGAGACGTCGGGATTTGAGTCGGGCGAAGATGCTGCGAGCGTTCAAGCACGCAGCGAACACTCACCACGGAAAGGGGACAATCTCCATCGGCCAGCAGGTCGTGGAGATGCCCCGACTTGGGACGGGAAGTCTCCAGTTAGACGTTGGGCTAGGAGGGGGAATCCCGGTCGGTCGGGTGACGATGCTTCATGGCAAGAAGTCATCGGGCAAGACGACGACAGCATATCGGGTGGCTGGCATCTCGCAAGACCTGTGCGCAAACTGCCTTCGGCTAAAGGACATCGAGGTCGTAGAGGATGTTGATCCTGAGACTGGAGAGGTCGAGTACGAGGCAAAAGGGGAGTGCGATTGCGTCGCGACGGGCCTTTACGAGCCTCGGCAAATGGAAGGCGAGAAGAAGGCCGATTTCAAAGAGAGGTGCAACCAATTGCACGAGAACTCGTATGAAGAGTTTCGCATCGCGCTCTTGGATGTGGAGTCCAGCTTCGATCACGCATGGGCGAGCAAGCTGGGGCTCGACGACCGTCGTCTTTTGGTTGCCAAGCCGGACACGGCAGAAGAGGCCATCGATCTGTACGACACCCTCGCGCGCACAGGCGCGGTGGACATGATTATCTTGGACTCGGTGGCAGCGCTGACGCCATCGGCGGAGGTCGAGGCATCGGCAGAGAAGTGGCAGCAGGGCCTTCAGGCAAGGCTCGTCAACAAGTTGTGTCGGAAAGCGGGGGCGGCCGCGAACTTCGTGGCGAGGGAGCATGGGCGGCAGTTGACGCAGTTGTGGATCAACCAGCACCGACAGAAGATCGGTGTCATGTTTGGCGATCCGACGACACTCCCAGGCGGCATGGGGCAGGAGTTCTTGACCAGCGTGGAGGTGAAGATGTGGTCCTCCGGCTGGGACAAGGAGAGCGTGGACGAGGGGCTCTCAGCGAAGGATTCGATGAAGCTGGGAGAGCGCGTGCGCGTGAACTTTGAGATCGTGAAGAACAAGACCGCGCCCGCAAGGGCGACGGGGAGTTACGTCCTGAACGTGCGGGATGCGAGCATCGAGGATCTCCCGATGATGATTTCGCTTGCCGAGAAGTACGGTCTTATTCGGAAAGAGGACGGCAAGATCAAGTTCGGGGCGAATATGTACAAGACCCAGAAGGCGGTGAGGGAAACAATCGAGTCTGACATGGGTGTGTTTGGCGACTTGTTCAAAGAGCTAAAAAGTAGGATGCTTGGAGCGCGGTGAAGATCAAGGTCGTCATGGACGGAAAGTCGGTGTCATTAGACATTCCCGACGCAAACGATGTTGAGATTGATCTTCGGGGGCAGGCTGCGCCTGGGGCTGGGGCAGGCACAGCGCCGAACGTGGGTCCTGCCGCCAAGAGGTTGATGGACTGGATCGTTGACAAGTCAGGGGGAGAGCAGGTTCTCTCCATCGACCCAACCTATGTCGAGAGTGAGCTTGGCCTGGTGCCTGTTGCCCTTGGCAGGGCGCTAGGCAAGTTGCAGCGGTCGGGGATGGTGGACATCATCCATCGAAAGCGCGAAGACAGGGGGAGGGTGGTCGCGTACAAGCTGAGAGTCTCGGAGAGCAGCCCTGCTTCATCCGGTGGAGGGGCAGGGATCGTCACGGAAGACATAAGACACTCGTGCGGCGATTCGGCAGCGAGGCTGTTTGCGGCGCTTTGCCTGCTTGCCGGAGTGGATGGGATTGTGAGCGCGACTTTCCAAGAGATTTGCGAAAGGATGGGTGACGGATACAGCGTGTTTCCGGCATCTAAGCTAGAGGCTCTTGATCGCGGGGGATGGATCACGCTGTCGGAGGCTGACGGAATTGTGGTATGTACCATCATCGGATGGAAGCATGTCGAGCCTGAACTGGGCGCTCTCTCGTCAATGATAGAGGCCCCTGGTCATAAGATGGAAACCCCGATACCCAGCGACCCGGATTGGAGCGATGATTAGCCAAGTCATCAACCGGAACTGCCTCGAAGAGTTGCCAAAGATGCCGGACGCATCGGTGGACATGGTGTGCAGCGACCCTCCCTACGAACTCAATTTCATGGGCAAAAGCTGGGACAATACCGGCATCGCGTTTGACCCCAAACTGTACGCGGAGTTGTTTCGAGTCCTCAAGCCGGGAGGGTTGATCAGGATGTTCTCAGCAACCCGGACCTACCACCGCGTCTGCCAGGCAATGTCAAACGCAGGCTTCGTGGACATGCGGCTGAAAGCCTGGGTGTACGGCAGCGGCTTCCCGAAATCCCTCAACGTGAGCGTGAAGATTGATGACATGGCAGGGGCGGAGCGGTCCCTGCATCCCGCAACCGAGGATGCAGAGAAGTGGGAGGGCTACGGCACTGCCCTCAAGCCAGCATGGGAGGTCATCGTCTGTGCAAGGAAGCCGGAATGAAGGCTGTCGCCGTCCTCAGAAAGCCGCTTGCGGGAACGGTTGCTCAGAACTGTTTGACGCACGGGACCGGGGCGCTGAATATCGACGGGTGCCGGGTGGGGACGTCAAAAGACGTTCCCGCGTCTCCATGTAAAACCGATTCGAAAGTTTATGGTGACGGGTTCAGCATAACCACCGGAGACACTCCCGGGTCTAACCCGAACGTAGGCCGATGGCCCCCGCACCTGCTCCTGACCCACGCCGCCGCGTGCGGGGAGACGTGCGCGGACGGCTGCCCGGTGGCGGAGATGGACGCGCAGAGCGGGGTGAGTGCGTCTGGTGTCTCCGTAAGGCGAAATCTTCCCCCATCTGGAGCATCACAAAATCTTCACATAAAGATAAAGGCGAGGACGCAGCCGGGGGACGATTTTGGCTATGGGGACACCGGCGGCGCGTCGCGGTTCTTCAGGCAGGTGAAAAGAATGAAAGAGCTACACGACTATCTGACAACGATGATCACCCCACCCGAGGGCGAAGTCCTTCTCGTGGATGATGTCGAGGCCGTAGACTGGTCTGGCATGGAGGACGCAAGCCTGCATGGTGTCATCCTCTCCGCGAAGGCTGCGAGCGCGTGGGAGGGGGAGTTGCCTGCCGAGGTCTACCGGGTGCTCAGGCCAGGTGCCCATGTGTTACTCATGGCGGCGGACGATGACCCCACGGGGTTCCGAGGGGCGTGCGCGTTCGAGGATGCAGGGTTTCAAGTGCGGGACACGATTGCCGTGATGGACACTCCGGGGGAGTTTCAGTACGTCGCGAAGGCATCAAGGGCGGAGCGGGAGTTCGGGCTGAGAGGCAAGCGTAATAAGCACCCCACGGTGAAGCCAGTGGATGTGATGTCGTGGATCATCGAGGAGTCAGACGAGGAGGCGCATGTGCTAGACCCATTCCTGGGAAGCGGCACGACCGGCATGGCTGCGACGAAGGAGTTTCGCAGGTTCACGGGCATTGAGTTGTCAGAGGAGTACGCGAAGATGGCGGAGAAGAGAATTGACTACGCGATAAGGTTTCTGTCACCCAAGCAAGTGGAGATGTGGTGATGGTGTGGATCGGGGTGTCCGCGGGCCTGGGGACGATTGTCCTAATTGCGCTTGCCTTTGGCTTCCATGCTCATAAGTGGGAGATCGAGGGGGTGCTTGTGATGGGCGATGCTGTCGAGGTCTGCCACAAATGTGGTATGAGGAGAGTGTGGGTTGCGAGGAAGGGGAAGCCGGTCGAGGTGGAGACGATGACGAAAGAGGAGTGGGAGACAGGTGCCGAAGTTCAGACCAAACTTGTACGGGCTAGAGCAGCGCTCGACGCCGACAGGGCAAGAAAACAGAGTAGCCAAGAAGCTGGGGGGTAGGCGCCAGCCTGGCTCCGGCGCCTCGCCTTACGCGAAGGGTGACGTGAAGCAACCATCGGGGGCGGCGTTTTCTCCCGACAGGTTCCTCATTGAGTGCAAGCAAACTGAGAAGAAGTCGCTCAGGGTCCAGGGGCAATGGCTGTCAAAGATAACAAGGGAGGCTTTGGCGGCAGGCAAGGAGCCTGCGTTGGAGTTTGAGATTCAGGGCCACGAAGACCCTCAGCTTGAGAAAGAATGGATAGCGATCCCGATGTCCGTGTTCCGCAGGCTACAAGAGGGCATCGATGAATGAATTTTCGATGGAAAAATCGCATAATGCGGGATATGATGCGGTCGATCCGAAGAGTTGCGAGGCAGACCGCCATAGCACGGGCGATTGAAGGAAGAAGGAAGATGCTTACAACAACACCAATTGAGACTAGAAAAATCATGCAAGGCAGCGCCATAGCGCTCAGCCGAATCTATGGCGGGATGTGCCCGCATAAGCCAGGGTCAGAACTGACCTTGGCATATGAGCCCCCAGGCGGAGCAAGGGCGATCCCTTACGCGCGCGCGGTTGTTCTCAGCGTTTACGAGGACGACTACAAGGAGCGGTCGAAGTCGTCTCCGGTGCAAGACCACCTGGCCCAGATGGAGGGCTTTTCATCTGCCTCGGGATGGGCGGAGCACTTGAAGATTACCTACGGCAAAAGTCCGTCTGGAAAAGTGGCAAGGATCTCCATTGTGGCCAAGGTCATCGAAAACAGCCCTGACGTCACAGATGTTCCGATGTCAGTGTAGCTTGACAAACGCCCAAAACTGCATTATGGTCTGAACATGCTTGGGAACATAATCAAGAAGCAGGCAGCGCCACAAATAATAAGACAGAGCAACCTCTTGACAGAGGCGCTGCGGGGGTCGATGGGGCGTGCCGCAGGAGCGCCCGTCTCGGAGGGGGAGAGGTTCCGCATGAGCGGGATTCACAAGCTGTGCCCGCGCATGTACGCGCTGGCGCTGCGGGACGGAGTGACCCTCAGCGATGAGGTCAAGCCAGACCTTATGTGGACCTTCGGTGTCGGCACCGCGTACCACACCCAGTTCCAAGAGGACTGGTTGCGGGCTCTTGGGAAAGTCTTCCAAGGTTGGTGGCGCTGTAAGAAGTGCAGCCACGTTCACAAAGGCGAGGCGATGGAAGGCCCGCTTTCCCGCAAGTGGCGTCCCTGTCCAGATTCGTGCGAGGACTTCTGGGACGACGAAGGGCCGTGCGAAGGCAAGGAGTTTGAGTACGTTGAGCTTGAGTTCGTGTGGCCGGAGTACCGGCTGAGCGGTCACTGCGATGGCGTGCTTGACTGGAGTGCGGCGGAGGGTGACTTGAAGCAGGACCGGGTTGAGGTTCTGGAGTTGAAGACCATCAACACAAGGGGCTTCGACTACGTGAACCCGGCTGAGGGCGGGAAGCCCAAGGCAGATCACGTCGCGCAGGCGCACGGGTACCTCTGGGGCACGGGGCTTGAGGACGTGCGGATCGTCTACATCAAGAAGTCCGACGAGGCGATGGGCAAGGTCGTGTGCGAGCACGAGGTTCGCCGGGATGAGTCGATCATTGACGACATGAAGGCGATGCTCGTGAGCACAATGGATGCGCTCAAGGATGTCAGCGGGGGCAAGGATGCTCCTGTCCGGCTGCCCATCTGCAAAAAGAAGAGCGACAAGCGAGCCAAGTATTGCTCGATGAAGGCGGCGTGCTTCGCAAAGTGCTAGGTCTCGACCTTTCCCTCACGGGTCTCGGCATGGTCGTGCTGGGGTCCGAAGGGGAGGTACTGTTCAGCGAGACAGTAGGTGAAAGGCTGAGCAGGAGTGCGAGTGTCAGGGAGAAGATCGAAAGGCTCTTGTACCTCTCGGGTCGGGTCCTAGAAACGGTGGAAGCTCACGAACCGGATGCTGTCGTGATTGAAGATTACGCCTACGGCGCAAAGTTCGGTGCCACTTTCGACCTTGGCGAACTCGGCGGCGTTGTCAAAACAAGCCTTTGGCTGCGTTGTAAAATAGAGCCCGTGATGGTAGGCTCTGGGGCTGCGCGAAAAGTCGTGCTAGGCCACGGGAGGCCAAAGAAGGCAGAGATCATTCCCATGCTAAAGAAAATGGGGATAGTCTTCAAAGACCATAACGAGGCCGACGCATACGTTGTGGCAGAGTGGCTAAGGGCCACCAGCAAAGAGGAAAAGGAAAAACGATGAACGAAATTGCAAACACAGAGGTAGTTGAGTACGGAGAAGTCCGGCAGCGAGTGAAGGACCTTCGCTCAAAAGTTGAAGAAGACAACTGGGAGTTGTCAGCGGCGATTCATGTAGTGTACGCGAACAGCTACTACACGGCATGGGGGTTTCAGTCTTTCCGCGAGTACGTGGAGCAAGAGTTGGACTTCCAGATGCGCAAAGCCCAGTATCTTGTCGCCATCCAAGATTGGTTTGGCAAGATGAAGCCGAGCGTCCAGAAGTGGATTCGCGAAATGGGCTGGACGAAGGCCAAGGAACTCGTCGGGGTCATTACCGAGGAGAACGCCGCCGAGTGGAAGAAGAAGTTGGCTGGCAAGTCCTACAAAGAGTTGATGTCCGTCCTTAAGTCTGACGAGTCCGGCGGAGCCGACGGTGACGCTGGGGAGTCCGGCGACGGCGGCACAGATGACGACGAGCGCCCGACGATGAAGCGATTCTCTTTGTTCCCTGCGCAGGCGGAGAACGTGGAGAACGCACTTGCCAAGGCTAAGGAGATGGCGAAATCCGAAAAGGATGGCCACTGTCTTGACATGATTTGCGTGGACTTCTTGGCCACGAACGGATCGATTGGAGAGCTTGAGGACTATCTCAAGAAGATTGAGAAGATCACGGGCATCAACCTCGTCGCGTGCCATGACGATGGCACTGTCGTGTTCGGAATGGACACGCTGAACAAACTCGCGGAGTAGCGCTGGCGCTGGACGCGGCTGGGCTGGGGGGTCATCCTTGGTCCAGCCGTTGTTCTTGACAAAGCGCACATTTTTGGACACCCTGAGATCTAGTGGATGAGAAACTCTCAAAGCTGACCAGAGAGCGGCCGAAGTCAAAGAAGTCGCGCGAGCGCTTCTCTAAGGTCAAGTCACTCAAATGCCTGGAGCCTTTGAACGAGAAGATCAAGTCTGGGTACCCGATCCCAGAGATAGCTCGTTGGGTCCAAGAGGACATGATGGAGTACACGGATGTGTCTCGCGATTCCTTGGTGACGATCCTTTCGCGCTACCGGAACGCGATGCCTCCCGCGCAATTGGTTGCACCTATACCCGGAGTCGCGGTGAAGGCCGAGGCGCGGGTGTTGAAGGGGCTCGATGAGTTAGACGAGCTTGAGGAGTTGTATCAGGTTCAAAAAGGCAGGATCAGGCGATACTCAGCCCTTGAGTCACAGGCCCCAATGCCATGGAATGCGGTGAACAAAGACATCATGCTCGCTGCGACTATCCTCGTAAGGCGTCACGAGATCAAGATGGACCTTGGCGTTGGCGGAGGAAGGAACCTCGGCACGCTTGGGATTCGTCCAGAGCTACAGGCCAATGTTGACAAGTACGGAGAGGACGTGAGGAGCGCGGCCAAGAGCGCGGAGTCTAGGAGCAGGGTGCTCGCGCTGGCGAAATCCTTGGTCAAGGCCGACGAGGGCGCAGAGTGATTGTCACGGAGAAGGGGCGCCATCGCTCGGAGCGGACGAGCGAGGAAGACCTAAAGCTGATTGAGGAGCAGATCCTAAATCTCTCAGAAGAGGAGAGAGCGCTTCTCTATGCGACCCTTGGCGAGATCGAGGGTGGTGACACGGGCTTGCTGGACTTCATGAACGACCAGTTGTACCGCTGGCAGCCCGTTTCGATGGAGCAGTTCATCACGGACGAGTATTATTTGGGGCAGTCCACCCAGACACTCTACCCTAAGCTGAAGGACGACCTGATTGAGTTGTTTGACAAGGGCTCCGGCTATCGCGAGGTTGTCCTTGCGGGCAGCATTGGGTATGGCAAAACGACGTTCGCCTCAGTCGCGATATGCCGGACGATGTACGAGCTTTCATGCTTGAGGTCGCCCCAGCTTGCCTATGGCTTGTCTCCTGGCTCTGAGATGGTGGTGTCTGTCCTGAGCAAGAGTTTGCATCTGGCTCGGACGGTGATGAAAACTGCCATCGAGGACAAGATCAAGCTGTCGCCTTACTTCGAGGAGAACTTCAAGCCAAAGTACGGGCGGGAGAACTCTAGCTACCCGAACAACATCATGCTTGCCATCGGCTCGTGCAACAGCCAGCGCGTCCTGGGCATGAATGTGTTTGCGGGTGCGATGGACGAGGCCAACTTCATGACATCGAAGGGTCAACAGATTTCTTCGTCGGGGACGGGAAAGAAGTCGGTCGCGATGTATGACATGGCTGAGAAGGTTTATGCTTCGCTTGCTCGCCGGATCAAGTCTCGCTTCTTGCGGGCAGGTGGTGATTTGCCTGGCCTAATGATCCTCTTGTCGTCAGCGGCTACGATTGGGAGCTTTACGGATAGGAAGATTCGGGACTCCAAGGATGACCCCACTGTTTTTGTGCGCGATTATGCGACGTGGGAGGTGAAGCCAAGGAGTCACTTCTCGGGGGTGAACTTCAAGGTTGTCGTGGGCACGTCGTCGCTGAGGTCTAGGATTCTCCCAGAGGATGAGGTTGTCGACGAGGGGTTCCTGGCTAACGAGGGCGCGAATGTCCTGAATGTCCCTATCGAGTATTACGAGGACTTTGACAGGGACCTTGAAAACTCGATTCGTGACATTGCAGGCGTGGGCACGCATGCGATCTCGGCGTTCATCCATCGAGTCGAGAAGGTTGAGTCTGCGCTCAACCAGCATCCTCATCCGTTCAGTGTCGAGTCGTATGTCTATGGTCAAGGCGGTCAGTTTATGTGGGACTCCATCGCTGCGAGATTTCAGCGGAAGCTACCCGGCGGATACACCGAGGACTACTGGAAGCCTATTCGGAACACGGACAGGCCAAGGTATGTCCACGTCGATCCTTCTTTGAGCGGCGACAGCACAGGGATCGCGATGGGGCACATTGAGCGCTGGGTTGAGGTTGTCAGGCGCAACGAGAACGGGGACGAGTTCAACGACGTCGCGCCCTATATTGTCATCGACTTCATGCTCCAGATCCAGCCTCCTCCGGGCGAGCAGATCTATCTCCCAGACGTAAGGAGGATGATTTACGAGCTAATTGACCACGGGTTCCATCTGAGCGGCTTCTCGACGGACACGTACCAGTCTGCCGAGATGGTGCAGCAAATGAAGGCGCGTGGCGTTCGCTCGGAGATCTTGAGTGTGGATAGGACGACCGAGCCTTATGAAGCACTCAAGTCGGCCATCTACGAGGACCGGATTGAGTTTTATCGGTACGAGCCATTTTTGGCCGAGTTGAAAGCGCTGGAGTATGACCGGATCAAGGGGAAAGTAGATCACCCGGTTGCAGGGTCAAAAGATGTGAGCGATGCGGTAGCCGGGGTGGTGTCAGGTCTGGTAAGGTCATCCGCGAGGATGCCGATTGGACCAATCACTTCTGTCGAGAGAGAGGATAGGGGCGAGAACATGGGGTGGGTGACAGACGGGAAGATCCCGGTGGGCCCAGATCTCGACATCGAGCCTCTAAAGAAGGATAAGAGACACGGGCCTATGCCCATGATTATCGGTTAGGCTGACCATGGGCGTAGCAAACAACATTTCAGGCCGCATACGGAAGTGGTTCTCCGCAGACAAGGAGAAGATGAGTTCCGAGATTGCTCGTGGGGACAACTACGCTGCTCTAAATTCCGGCTCTCGGGGATTTGGCGGTTATCCGACAGGGACGGGGTACCAAGATCTTGCGCACTCTCTTGAGTTGGACTTCGGCCTCCTTCAGACCTACGCGGAATACGAGGAGATGGACGACTACCCAGAGTTGGCGAGCGCGCTTGACGTGTACGCCGATGACGGGACGCTGATTGACATGAATCACAACCGTGCGATATGGCCGGTTGCCAAGGATAGGATTGTCAGGAACATCCTAGACGATCTTTTGAATAACAGGCTCAGGATCGAAGAGGACATCTGGCCTCTTTGCCGGAATCTCGTCAAATACGGGAACGCCTTTGCGGAGATACTCGCGACAAAGGAGGGGGTCATTGGGCTAAACTTCCTTCCACCTGCCACGATGCGAAGGGTGGAGAGGAAAAGCGGGGAGCTTGTGGGATTTGTCCAAGATGACACGGCGAGGTTCAACATCGATGCGGACACGGTGGAGTCCGCGATCAAGAACAAAAAAATGAAGACGGCAGATACGACCGTCTTCGAGCCTTGGGAGATTACTCATTGGAGGATTCGCTCCAAGTCGATCAGGAGCCCCTACGGGCACTCCGTACTTGAGCCCGCGCGATGGATCTGGCGACGTTTGGTGATGGCGGAGGACACGGCGCTGGTCTACAAGCTGACACGGGCGCCCGCTCGTTATGCCTTTTATGTGGACGTAGGCGACTTGCCTCCCCAACAGGCGGTTAGCTACGTCAACGAGATCAAGCAGCAATATCGCAAAAAGAAGCTGTACAATCCCAGCACAGGGAAGATCGACTTTCGCGAGAACCCGCTTGGCCCCAACGAGGACTTTTGGGTTCCCATGCGGGCAGGCCAGGAGAGCACAAGGATTGACGTGATCGCCGGACCCGACTACCAGGCGGTTGACGACTTGGAGTATTTTCGGGGCAAGATGTTCTCCGCGATCAAGGTGCCGAGAGCATACCTGGGCTTTGGCGGCGACACGAGCCGCGCGAATCTGTCCCAGGAGGACGTAAGGTTCGCGCGGACGGTCATGCGCGTACAGCGCGAGCTTCGGAACGGTCTCAAGAAGGTGTGCAGGATTCACTTGGCCGCGCTGGGCATTGACCCGGATCAGGTGGAGTTTGATCTCAAGATGACCGTGCCTTCCAGCATCTTTGCGCTGGCACAGATCGAATTAATGAACGCCCAGGCTGATTTGGCTGACAGGCTTGGGGCGTGGCTTCCCAAGGAGGTCATCATGCGAAACGTCTTTGAGTTCAGTGACGAGGACTCCGCTTTCATGGTCCAGGCAAAAGCTGAGGAGCAGAGGGTTGAGCAGAGGAATCAGGCGGCAACCCAGCAAGAGATTATCAACGATTTTCCCGATGTCGCGGGGCTTCTCCCCGACGAGGGGGCAGAGCCTGCGGTCGAATCCAGGTCTGGGAGCACGATGCGCGCTGTCCAAGACAGGCTAGACGAGTCGGAGCGCAAGAACCGAAAACTTGACTCAATTAGCGCTGCGGTGCGAGATCTTCATAAGGACATGAAGCACACAAGGTCTTCAAGGAAGAGTAAATGATGCCACGTATCGAGAGAGATGTTTTAGAGGGTGTGGTCGCAGGTAGCTTTGAGGACTTGTCTGACACGGTTGGGCGACTTGCCGCTGCGGAGATCGATGAGGGCTTCGAGATCGTTGCGACGCACCGTGGGTACGCCCTTGGTGTTTCTGGGGGCAAGGTCGTGAGAGTTGAGTGGGATATCAAGGATGGCGAGGTCCAGGTCACAGGCGTAGGGGACTCAGATGTCCCGGTTGTGAACGAAGAGAACGCGGACAAGCATGTGTCTGACAAGCTACACAGCGTTGTCAGAGCGCTTTGCTCCGAAGAATTCGAGCCGGGGTCCGTGCGCAACCAATTGCACCTGATCGCTTCGCTGGTGAAAAAAGGCGGTGAGTATTGGGCCGAAGACTTGATCGAAGAGGCGGAAGAGGTCCTTTCTAGAGAGACCGGATGGCTTTCGGAGTATGAGGAAAACATCAAGGCGGTGAGGTCTTCGCTGCATGGCGTGCTCGGAAGCACGGAGAACTCTGTTCCAAAGACTCGCTATCATCGCGTGAAGCGCGCCTCGTTGGAGAGTTTCCGGCCTGAGATTTACGACTCGATGAAGATAATCTGCGAGGCACTCGATCAAATGAACGGCACGCTTGCGTCATTAGTTTTTGACAAAGTTGAATCTTGTGGAGTATCCCTGAATGGTGCCAGAGACGCTATTTCCGAGGAAGCCTCATCTCTCCTTGCATCGACCAAGAAGATTCTTGAGCTTGCAAGGCCGGAGGAGCTTGTATCGCTGGCAAAATATCACGACGATCTTGCAGAAAGATCTCGGTCAATGTTAGTTGTGAGTAGATTCCTGTCGCGCGCGAGCGAACCTTCCAAAATCGGAGAATAAAAACGATGTTTTCAAACAAGCCTGTCACCACCCCTAACCTCAACGAAGAGTTGGAGAGCCTCGGTATCTCTGACAAGGATATGGTCCGGCTTTCGACCGGGCGGCTCGATGAGACAACCTCTGGGGCAATGGCTGCCTCCATTGCAGTGATTGGCAAGAGTGGCCCCACAGGGCTTGGTCACGGCGAAGCTGAGGTAGAGGAGGGTGATGACCCCATTGACGGAAAGTTCGTCACACGGGAGCTTTTCAAGCGGATTGCCAACCTTCCCTTTGACGCAATGAGTGAGTCTGACTTCGATGAAGTCCTTGAGGCGCTCGCTGAGAAGGATGTTCCCGAGGGGGATGACGAGCTTCGTGGGCTTGCCGAGGCTGTCGTCTCCACGCTTATTGATGCGAGGAGCGAGCTTGCGGAGAAGGCTCCCGTCCGAACCAAATCTATGTTTGGTGGGACAAAGAAACTGTGCCCAGATGGGTTTGTTTCAGACGGAAGCGGCGGATGCAAACGCAAGACTGCCCAACAGAAGGTGGCCACGAAGATGCGCAGCAAAGGTGCTTCCGGCCAGAGGGCAAAGCGAACAGGCAAAAAGTACAAGAAAAAGCACAAGAACAAACTCCAGCGCATGGCTCGCAAGAGGCAGCGCGAGGATGTGGGGCTTGCGGCAGAGCTTTCGGCGCTTATGCACGAGAGCAAGGTCGGCTCAAATCCTTGGGGCGACACCTATTCGCGAGTTGAGCGAGTGTTTGGTCTGATTGAGTTCATTACTGGTGATGAAGGCGTCTCCGATGTTCTTGAGCAAGCCCTTGGGACTCTGGGAGAAAGCCTGAATGAGTCCGTGGACGAGTCCGATGCTCTTGCGGCCATGAAGCCTGCTCTCAAGGTCATCTCTAAGTGCCTGGAGTCGATTGACTCTGAAAACCCTTAGAGAGCGGCCTTCGTTTTTCCTTGACCGAGAAGGCGAGGAAGCGAAGGACCGCGTACAGGTCGGGCCGGCGAGAGTTGGCCGGCTTGGTTTCATTGAAGGTGCAGATGTCACCGGATGGAAGAAAGACTAAGCGAAAAGTGTCTGACAGGATCAAGCGTAGACAAAAATTCTACACAGGAATCTCTCGGACGCCTTTCGCTTATAAGTGGTGGAAGAAGGCATAAATGGAAAACAAGAAGCTTCTAATCGAATCGACCCCTATCCGCCTTAGCCTTGTTGAAGGCTCGGGCAGCAAGGTTATCGCTCGCGGAGAGTTCGGGCGCTGCGATGTCCCCACGTCAAACAAGCGAGTCTACTCTCGGGCGATTGTCGAGAAGGAGCTAAACCGGCTTTCCGACGACGTGAACAGTCGGCGGATGTTCGGAGAACTAGACCACCCGGCGGACGGCAAGACCAAGTTGCAGCGTGTCAGCCACATCATCACCAACATGGAGATCGATGAGAGCGGCGCGGTCATCGGGGAAGCAGAGATCCTTGACACTCCCAACGGCAAGATCCTCAAGGCGATTATTGAGGCCGGAGGAGAAGTCGGAGTTTCATCTCGCGGGTTCGGGTCGGTCACGCCGGGGCCAAATGGTGCCCAGAGCGTGGGCGAGGATTTTGTCCTGAAGACCTATGACTTTGTAGCTGACCCTGCGATGAAGTCCGCTTACCCAGAGATTTTCAGCGAGTCGCTTCAAGAGGACTACGACTGGTCCGAGGGCATCAAGAGTGAGTTCCCTGAGCTTGTCGAGGAGCTTGAGAAGCAGATTGCCGAGCGAGAGGCCGAGAAGGCTAAGGCTGCGGCGACCGGGGCGGTTGAGAAAGCCATTTCGACCGAGAAGGAGCGAGCGGTCGGGGATCTTGAGGCCAGGTTTGAGCGGAGGCTCGCAGAGTCGATTGCAGTCCTTCGAGACGACGTGCGGGAAGAACTTTCTGAGGAGATGGGCAACGACCCAGACATCGGAGGCGCCATGGGCGTCTTGGGGCAGATTGCCGAGATGGTCGCAACCTACAAGCGTGAGCCCGATCAGATGGCAGTCTCCGACGCGCTCAAGGCAAGGGATCTTGAGGTGGCCGAGGCTCACGAAGAGACCGCAAAGTGGCAGTCGATTGCAAAGAAGTCTGGCTACATGCTTCATGTGGAGCGACGTGTTGGCGAGCACCCCTTGAAGTCCACGGTCATGTCATCCATTGGGGATGTGTCCTCCTTTACCTCAATCAAGGATCTTGACGAGCGCGTCTCTGACGTCCTCGATGAGCTTGGGAGCATCGTGAGCGAGCGAGACAGTGCTCGGGAGGAGGCTGTCGAGTCTGACAGGGCTCGCGAGGTTGTGAATCTTGAGCACCAAAACTCAGGCCTGCGAAACGGCATTGACGAGTTGAAGAGCACCGTAAAAGAGCTGGAGCGCAAGTTGGAGCGCGCGGTGGAGATCGGTGAAGAGATTGATTCAAGGCGCGAGGATGTTGAGACCCAATTGCACGAGGCGGTCGAGTCATCCAAGAAGATGGCGCTTTCAGAGTCCAAATCCAGGGCTGTCGCTGGTTATACAAATGCCCCCAAATTGATGGATCTGTTAGAGGGAGTGGAAGATCCAGACCACATTCACAACATCATTGAGCGTCACGGGACAAAGACCATGACCGACTCAAGGCTTGAAGACCTTCGCTCTAGGCTCTCTCGCGGAGTCCCGAGTGACAACAGAGAAGCGCTAGTAGAGTCGAAGTCTGGACGAAGTGCAGGCAAAGAGGCTATTTCTGGTGTCGACTTTGGAACAATGCGGGCGCTTTCGGGCATCGCGAAATAGAAAGAGAAAATCATGGACGCACGACGAATGCTAAAAGAGAACGGTCAAGGCACTGCCGCTGACCAGAGTTTTATCCAGCAAGTCTCCGCGAAATGGTCCCCGCTGCTCGAAGGCATCGGTGATGATTATGCGCGCGGAGTGACTGCGATGCTTTTGGAGAATCAATCCGAGCATCTCAAGTCGCTTCACGAGGAGACTCTTTCCACGGGTATTGGACCCTTTACGAAGTACATCTTCCCGATTCTTCGTCGAGTGTTCCCGAACCTTATCGCGAACAGCATCGTGTCTGTTCAGCCGATGACTGCCCCTATCGGCGGCATCTTCACCTACGAGTACAAGTATGGCGACACCAAGGGCAACGCGACTGGCGGGAACAACCTGATCGCTGACTTCCAGCGTCACTACTCCTCGGAGTTTGTGGACAACGAAGTCAAGGTCGCGGCTGCTAATGTCAACGGCGTCAAAACCAACTGGGACAATGCCACGAACCAGACTGAGCGGATTCCGTTCAAATGGCTTCCGATGCGACCCCTTGAGGACATCGGCACTTACCAGTACCGAGTGACCCTGAACTGGACTTCCGGTGCCGCTGCTAAGCAAATAGTTGATGACGGTGCCGGCGGATTTACCGGAGACGGAAACCCGGCTGGATCTAGCGTCAACTACACCACTGGTGCATGGGAGATCGATGCCACTGGCGACATCCCTGACGCTGCGACCCCGATCTTCGCGACGTACTTCTACAACAGCGAGCTTGTGTCAAACACCACCACTCCCGGTGCTGGCGTTAGCACAACGACGTTCGCCAACGTCGATCAGGTCAGCAAGGTCCCCGAGGTCAACATTGACATCGCCCTTTCGACCGTTCGCGCTGGAACTCGCAAGCTGAAGGCACGCTGGAGCGCTGAGGCTGTGGACGACCTTCGGGCATTCCACGGTCTTTCGGCCGAGACTGAGCTTGTGGCCGGAATCTCGAACGAGATCGCCCTTGAACTTGACCGCGAGATCATCGACGACCTTGTTGATGGTGCTGCTCACAGCATCGCTTACACCCACGGACCCGCGTTCGGTGGTGCCAACGTCCAAACGGACTTTGACTCCATCCGTCGGCTGCTTACCCAGATCGAGAGCCTTTCGGCTACGATCCATAAGACCAGCCTCCGCGCACCCGGCAACTTCATCGTGACCAGCCCGCAGATTGCTGCGCTGTTCGCTCAGTTGACCACCAACGGTGACTTCATGGCGATCAACCGTGCCTACGACCAGGACCAGGCTCCCAGCTATGGCCCGATGAACTCGAACTTCGGTGTTCAGCGCGTTGGTACCCTCATGAACAAGTACGCGGTCTACCAAGATCCGTTCCTCGCGTCTGACAAGTGCCTTGTTGGACTCAAGGGATCCAGCTTCCTCGACGCTGGCTACGTGTACGCGCCCTACGTCCCGCTGCAAGTCACCCCGACGTTCCTCGATCCCGATGACTTCACGTTCCGTAAGGGGCTGCGCACTCGCTACGCGAAAAAGCTGCTCCGTCCCGAATACTACGGCGTGATGACCGTTGCGGGCCTTCCGACCGTGGTGACCGTCTAGCGCTTACGCGCAACTGGTTGCATCGGGGCTGTTCCATTCCTTTACGAATGGAGCGGCCCCGTGTATTTTGGGGGAGCGAGGTGAGCTATGACAGTCAAAGCAACTGCAAACGAAAGTGTAAAGAAATCGTCTACGAAGATGTACCGCCTTATGCCGGAGCACCAGGGGCGCCCCCACTGTTGTGAGAGCGTGATGTTTAGCGGCAGCGATGCCGTGGAGACGGACGTAGACCTGAGCGGATTTGTTGGGATTCTCTTGGCGGAGGTCGAGGCGAAAGCAGGCGCCCCCGCAGAGGCTGCCCCGGCAAAGAAAGTGGCAAAAAAGAAGGCCACAAAAAAGAAGGCTGCGAAAAAGTCGGCAAAGAAGTCGTCTGAGGATTCCGAGCAATCAGGAGATTAGATTCAATGCTAGTCGAAGATAGGCTTGAGCTTGCGGTCGAGTCTGACAGGCTTGGCGTGGGCGAGTACGTGATGGTCGTGACTCACATGGGGAACGAGGTTTCTCGTGGCGACATCACGGCCATCTACCCTGCGACGGGGGCTGTCCAGATCCGCGAGATGCCAAAGAACGACGCTGAGTTTAGAAGCGCTTCGGGGGATCGGATCTACGACCCTTCCCTGTACAGGTTTGTCCCCGTGGAGCCCGTGGCTGCCCGCGAGGACGATGACCCAGGGCTGGAGTATGACGACCCAGGCGCTCGGGTTGACGAGCATCCCGACCATAGGGCCGCAGAGAAGATCTCTGAAGCAGAGAAAGAGTCCAGCATTCGCAACGACTCGTCCTCGGCCGGTTCCTCAGTGGACGTAGACAAGCTGCCGCACTCGGTCAAAAAGTCCTTGGTAGGCGTCCAGAAGATGGACGAAGACCAAGTGAACAAGGTTTTGTCAGAGGTCGCGTCCGCGGCTCTGAGGTCCCTGAGAAACGTAGGCGTCAAAGACACCGATGTGTACCGGACGGTGGTGAAGATCCAAGACGCCGTAAAAGGAGTGATGGGAGACGGTGGCAAATAGCCCATCCCAGAGCGAGGCGGACATCAAGAGGTGGACAAAGCGCCGCTTCGGGTTCGGCGTAGTCGATGTGGAGTTGACCGATGACTCACTCGACGACGCAATCGATAGCGCGAAGAGGTGGTTTTCTTCGTATGTCGGGCAGGAGGCAATCGCCCTCCTGACAGTTCCCCCAAACGGCGGAGAGGTT